CCGCCTCGGCTATCTGCGCCAACACCACGTCAGGGTCGGGGTTGTATATGTGATGACGGGTAATGGTTTCCTCGTTTATCGCCAGCCGCTTGCCGTTGACGGTAGCCTGCCCAGTCCAGTCCTTATGCGTGAGGATATGCGACACGTTACCGCTATCGTCACACTCACCCAGACGGCAGCACTCGAAGGGCACATGGTGCATCTCCGTGATCTCACCAAGAAGGTTGTAGTTGACGTGTATGGCGTAGCCTCCGAAGCGTGCTACATCCTTGGCGATGTCTTTCAGAAGGTCGTCAGCCGTCACTGCGTCACGGTTGACCTTGTAGCCGTTCAGGTTATCATCAAGAAATCCGTCCCCCTCGATGAATTTCGCATACCGTCCCAGACACAGCTCTGCCGTGCCGCTCGCCTCCGTGATACGCTGCAAGTGCTGCGGGTATAGGTTGTCCGCCCCATACGCCTGCATGTGGTAACGGTTGACGTATCCGACATCAAACCTCGGCTTGGGTATCTTGGTATTCTGTACGTTCATGCCTTATTTTTCCTGTTTTTTCGCTCTGTTGCGTTTTCGAGGTGCAGCCTTTACAGTTGTACCCCCTGCGGAAGATGTGCCGTCAGAGGGGATTTCTTGCGTTCTGTCGAACATAGCCACCTTGCTCGGGAATAACTCCATATACTCCTCGGCAATCTTATCCGTGAGATTGTCGTTGGTGTATATCTGCCCGCTGTGGAAGGTGGGACAGCTGATGATAAAGCCTGCACGTAACTTGTAACTACACTTTTTCTTCATAGTTTTGTTCTTTCCTAAGTAAAGATATATCTCTATTAGTGCGTCATGGTAGCACTGCTGACACGTTGTCGGGCGAAAGGTCTTTCCCAGTACGTCACCATACATCCGCACGATCAGGGCTTTCTCGGAGGCTGAGAACGGTTTGTCAAACTTCGCCCTCAGCTGCTCCGACTTAGCCACACACTGCTCGTAGGTCATGCTGCTGCGCTCTTCAGCGACTCATACTGTGCCGCTGTGGTCGTTGCATCAGTGTTCCAAAGGAACATGCCCGACTTCGGTGCGTTCTGCTCCTGCAAGGTGATGAGCCATCCGCCCTCGGTATCCTCGCTGTACTTGTCGTTCGTTCCTGCACTGGCACGACAGCCCTGATGGTAACCGAAAATCTGATACTCACCGTCACCGTTGGCTCCTTTGTTCTTATTCTTCAGAATAAGGACGAAGTTACCGTTTGTCAGTGCGTCAATAATCTTGTTACATGCCGTTGGGTCGTTTGCCAGCACGGCAATAGGGATATCGTGCGTCCATGTGTTGCGGTAGGTGCCTACATTCAGGTTAGACACCAATCCCGTGAACGGGGTGTTGCCCAGCTGCGCCACCTCGTAAGCCTTCTTGCCGCTCTTTAAAACAAGCGTCTTGACAATGTTGCCGTTAGTCGAGTCGATGGTTGATGCAGCGAAGTCTATATCCTCACGGTTTATGATAAGACCGTCACTCTCCAAGCCACGTACACTCATAACATCGCAATCAAAGGCAATATCCGCAGAGATAAGAGCCTCACATAATTGTGCCATATTATTTTTCCTTTCTATTTTTTAATTTAACAAAGAGTTGTAACCCCCACGCACGGCAGGGGTTACACGCTCGGTTAGTATGCCATGTGAACGAGTTCCGGCTGTGCGATGAGGGTATCCATCTTACCAGTCGCATAGACGTGGTTCATGCGGTTGACACGGTCGAAGATGATATCGAGATCATCCACTGGGTTCTCCTTGTCAACACCGACAAGCAGGTTGTTCGGGTTGGCGAGGACGGCACGGAACGGCTTATTCCATGCGGTGCCAGTGTTTTCATAGGTATCAATCATGTAGTCCCATGTCTCGATGGCACCGATACGGACACCATTGTAGTAACCCACGTAGAAGCCATCGAAGATTTTCTCCCACGGCATGTTGTCCTTGTAGGTCACCTTGATGTCGTGTGCGAGGTAGTCAGCGAACTTCTTGTTCACAAACAAGGTCGCCTCACCGTTGGCGTTCACCCTGCTGTTAGCATCAAGCAGGATATTATCCACCAGTGTGGTGGCGTAGCCTGCTGCCAACATTGCGGACTTCTGCGCTGCGTAGGTTGTCTGTGTGTTGGCACTGATGGCGGTCTTCTGCGATGCGCTGGCTGTTGCGATGGCATACAGACGCTTCCACAGACCGTCACAGGTGGTGAGCAGTGTCACGTCAGTGCCGTTGGTGATGCTACCACCGTCTGACACGGTGCTTGCATTCTTGTCGCCAAACCATGCGAAACGCCAGATCATGCGTCTTACCTGAGTGACGAGCAACTCCATGTAGATTGCCATGAAGTCGGTGCCAGTGAGGTCACCGATGGCGGTGCCAGTGCGCAGCGAATACTCTGCGATGGTGTCCTCGAGATTCTCGTAGCAAATCTTAAGTGCAATCTCCCACGCACCCAGTGCCCAACGCTGCAAGGCGTTGCCGATACCGATCTCCTCGTATGTCGGGTTACAGCCTGCACCAGCATGACCTACTGCGTCCATCTCACCGATGACGGCAAGCGGTGCGCCATTCTTCACTCGCTTGATGGTGACGACATTGCGGATATCCTCATCGTCGAGCACCTTCTTGATGACTGCCTCACGCAGCGATTCTAGATTCTCGGGCTGCAGAGGGATGTTCTGAAAATACTTTGCCATTGTTTCTTACTCCTTCTTACTTTTTCTTGTTTTTCTTACTCTTGTCGTACTTGTCGATGATCTCCTCAGCCGACATCTTACCGTCATGCTTTACAGCCAGTCCACCCTGCGGCTGTCTGCCCTCGGGCTTGTAGGTGCTCGCAATCTGCGCCAGTGCTTTCTCACCGCCCGCCATCTTCACGGCATTCAGGATGCGCAGGTCATCCTTCTTGTAGGCGTTGCTCTCTGCCTCGTTAAGACGCTGCCTGAGTTCCTCATTCTCCTTCTCGAGTTCGGCTATTCGCTCCCGCAGACGCTGCTCCTCTTCGTCTCGGTCATCGAGTTCCGTTTCGACATCTTCCCCTTTCTGTCCATCGCTTGCGTCCACACCCTCGGGAGCTTCTTCTTTCGGGCGTACCTCTGCGATGACTCCACTTTCTACCACGATGGTCGTGCCATCGGGCATAAGATGCTCACCGTCCGGTCGTGCCGTGTCGCCAACCTCGGGTGATCCTTCCTCACGGTCAACGGTCAGCGTACTGCCGTCAGCCGTGGATAAGTCCATCCCCTGCATGGGCTCGTCATCCTTGAAGTCATCGAGGGACTTTAAGCCCAGTTTCGCAAGGATGCGGTCGAGGACACTCGCCTTGACCTCTACTTTGTTCTCATCCATTTCGCTTGTCTTTTCGTTCATACTATGTTTCTTGCTCTCAGAAAAATCTTTCTTCTTTGCCGACAGCGGGGCTGCTATCTCACCGATGATACCCAACTCCAGTGCCCGCTCGGTGTCGATGTACTTATCCTCATCCATGAGCGACTGTATCTCCTCACGGTCACACCCGCACCGCTCCACGTACAAGTCAACCATCTTCGACTGCTCCGCACGCAGGTCGTTGGCGTATTTCTGCAGGTCGTCAGCCGTCACTGCGTCACCCAGTGCCCACGGACACATCCACGGGTTATGCACGCAGATATGAGCCGACTGGTAGGCACGTCTGCGCTCCTTCGGTGCTGCCATCAGCACTACCGTTGCCATGCTCGCACAGTTACCCTCCACGGTTGCCGTGATACGCTTGCCCGTGGCACGCAGGCGGTCGTAGATAGCCCATCCCTCGGTCACGCTGCCACCGTCACAGTGCAGACGGATGTCGATATCCTCATCCTCTGCGCTCAACCCGTTGCAGAAAGCGTCAATGTCCTTGAAGCATACGCCCTCGGTCTCTCCCCAGAATGCCGCTACCGCCTTCTGATTCTCGGATTGAATATCATTGTAAATCTTTAGTGTTGCCATTCGTTTATAAACTTTGTCGGTACAAAGATAAACGTTTTCTTTAGTTATTTGCCATTTATTTTCGCTCTGTTGCTTTCATTCGGTGAAAGTGGGTAAGTTATAAGCCCCGTATAAAATCGCCCGTCAGAACGAAAGGAAATGCGTTTTCCGTGAAATGTTTATAATAATATGCACTCTGTTACCAATTTTTGGTAACATCTTTTTCTTTCTCTCTCCTACGCTCTCTCTTTATTTTTATAAGACTTTATGTATATAAGAGTTTATGATTAATATTATATTAATAATATATACTTTGTTATTTACATTAGGTTTTACATCATTTTTAACCTTCGGTTTTACATCATGTTTAAACACGTTATGTTTCAAAAAAAACGTCAATAACCCCATAATAACCCCATAATAACCCCAAAGAAACCCCTAAATAACCCCTAAACAAAAAAAACGCCCTGCCATCACGGCAAGACGTTCCAGAAATTAGCATAAAGTAATCTATCAAACTATGGAAACGTAAGGTCTTGTCTCATCCTGCGTGCCACACGATAGATCGTAGTCACGGGCACGTGATACAGTTCGGAGAGATACGCCACGATGAACGTCTTTTTGTGTCCTTCCCGCTCCATGCGGGTGTACTCCTCATAGACATGGAGCAGTTCCACGTCCTGCACCGTCACACCGCACCTGACGGCTGTGCTTAGCGTGCTCTCCGCTATCTTGATAAAGTCGTAATGCGTCATAATGTGCTAAGATTTTCTATTACCTCCACCTGCTGCTGCACACGGCTTATCTCCTCCACGGTGACTATCGGGCGTGGTGCCTGCTGGAAGCCACGTGCCACGGCTGCCGCCAGCATATCCTCACCCAGCTGCGTCTGCGGGTTGTCGATGACGATGGGCGCACCGCCACCCAGCTGGTTAAAGGCAGAGAGGATGGGCGAAAACATTGACGTTGCCGCACTCGTCACCACGCTCTCCCCGTTACTCAGCTGTGCAGGTATGCTATCACTCGTTGACGTGCCCGCTCCGAAGACGGCACCACCACGGGCTAACTTCGCACTCTTGACCGTGGAGATAGCCTTGGCGATATTGCTCATTACCGTAGCCACTGTCGTTGCGATGGCTGCTATATTGGCGGGGAACGGTCCTGCCTTCTGTGCCTGCTTGATACCCTCGGCAATAGCGACACCCGTATTGATGGCTATCTCTGCCAAAGCAAGGATTTTCGCTGCACGGGCTGCCGCCTTGTTGCTGTCCCCGAACTCCTCCATGATGTCACTAAGACCGCCTATCGCCTTGCCGATGGCGAGTGTCGTGGTCTTCTGTATCTCCACCTCCTTTTCCGCCAGTGCCTTGCGCTTGGTAAGGTAGTCCTGCTGGAGTTGCAGCTTGCGCTCGTTCCACGCCTCGATACTCTCACCCTCCATCTGCTGCGCTTGGTTGAGCAATGCCAAAGACTGCTCCATCTGCAGGCGTGTAACCTCCAGCTCGTTATCGCCCGCCTCCATGATACGCTTGGTAAAGTCGTTCTCAATAGCCTTTCGCTGCTCATCTTGTATCGTCTTTTCAAAGTCCGCCTCAATGGTCTTCCGTTTCTCGTTGTATGCCAGACGCAGTGCCAGCAACATATCGTTGCGCTGCTGCTCGTCTTGCACCTCCTTCTGTATGCGCTGCTCCTCGGCTTGCTGCTCCACGTCCAGTTGCGCCAACATCAGCTCACGTCTTTTCAGCGCATCATCCTTCGCTGCCTCCAACAGAAGGGCATATCGCTGCTGCTCGTTGCGTAGCTGCGTGGCGATCACCTCGGCATTGAGTTCCTCGAGGGCTCGCTTTACCAGTTCCTTCTCGGTGTTGATACGCTCAACTATTGCGCTGCGTGTCGCCTCCGTGATACCTTTCTCCGACAGTTGCCTGCGCAGATCCTCCACCGTCCTGCGGTACTCCGTCAGTATCGTCTCACGCTGACGCACCACGTTGACGCTGATCAGTTTCAGTGCCGCATCCTCTGCCGCACGTATCGCCTGACGCTCTTTCTCTGCCGCCTGCTCCTGCGCCCGTGCTGCCTCGTCACCGCCCTTGCTTATCGCCTCGGTACGTTTCTTGTTTGCCTCGTTACGGGCACGTATCTCTGCGATGGTGTTGTCGTTAAGTACCTTCATCACGTCAGCCCATGCGTCCTGCGATGCCTTGCGTGCCTCCTCGATCTGCTCCTTTGAGCCACCGCCAGCTATCACCCTGTCCAGTTGCAGGTCTGCCAGTGCCAGTGCCGCACGGGCTGCCTCCAGACGCATCCTGCGGATAGCACGCTCGCTCGCCCCTGCCGCCTCGGCAATGGCGATACCGAAGTCACTCTCCTTCTTGATTCTCGTCAGCTGCTCTGCCGTGCGTGACATCTCACGCTGCAGGTTCTCCTGCGCCCGTTTTGCATCGTTTGAGCCTTTGGCAAACAGTGCCAGTGCACCCACGACCGTCACCAGGGCCGTAGCCAGCAACACATACGGGTTAGCCTTCGCCACGGCATTGAACGCCCGTTGTGCCACCGTTGCCGCCACCGTTGCCACCGTGCCACCGTTCTTCGCTGCCGCCTCTGCGATCTCGGCTTTCTGCAGTGCCCATGTCTGTAAGGCAGACACACCGAGCATAAGGGCTGATTCCTTCTGCAGGTTGTTCTGTATGGCGGTCAGTCCCTGCACGACTGCCATCGTTGCCTGCAACTTACGTTGTGCCTCCTCGACATCCTCCGTGCCAACGCCCATCAGCTCCAACGAGCCGATGACGCTCTCAAAAGCACCGCCTGCCGTGGCCATGGCAGATAAGACGGTATCGAGGTCGCTGGTGTCACTCGCCAGCCGTTGCACCTCTGCCGTAGCGTCACCCATAGCGTCCTTCAGCTCTCCCGCCCGTCTGGCTAAACGTTGGTACTCCTCTCCAGTATCCTCGCCACGTACCTTCAGTTCCGCCATCTGCTGTATGATCTCCTTGAGTTCCTGACGCACGGGCTTCATGGCGTTCTCGTAATTACCCACGTTACGGTAGTACCGCTCCGTGCCCGCCTCCGCCTCCTTGAGGCTCTGCGTGACCTGCAAGATACGCTCCTGCAAGTCCTTGCCGAACTGCCCCTCACGGTCGGTCTTTGACAACTGGTCGTAGGCTTTCGTCAGGTTGCTAAGCTGCGCACGTAGCTGCACAAGGCTGCCCTCGTTCTCTCGGCTCTCCTTGATATTGTTCTGTATCTCCTTGTTAAGCACACGGATATTATCCTTGTACTCCTTGACGACCTGCTCCGTGGCGGTCATCTGTAACTTGTACTCGTTGCGTGTTATCACGCCATCCTTCAGGTCCTTGTCGAGCTGCTTTTCTGCTGCCTGCAACTCCTCGATCTTCTCCTTGTAGCGGACGATACCATAGATAGCGTCCTCGTACTTGACCTTTATATCCAGTATTTTCTGCTGCTCCGTTGTCGGCATATCCTATCCTCCTTTATTGAATTATCCGTAACATTGTCACATCTGCTGCCAGCTCGTTCGACTGCTTTATCTCCAGTACGGTAAAAAATGCCCCGTACTGCGCAAGATAGACGGGTCTGCGCTCGTCAAACCGCATCACGTCAATATCGCTCAGTGCTATGCGCTCGGTGATGATCTTCGCATGCTGCAATGACCTGCGGAACGGCTCCAGTGCCGTCATCAGCCGCTCACCCCATGCGCTCTCGAAGCGTGCCGCCACGTTACCACCGTTGTCATACATCTGCATGATACGGGGCTTGCACGGGCTGCCCTCTGTCGTGCCGTTGCTGTCCGTGGTATAGACGGGCACATGACTGCCGTCACTGGCTGCGAAGGGGAACGTCATCACGGTACGCTCACGCTCCAGCGTGTCATCATCGAGCAGCAAGGACAGCGAGTAATAGCCCGTCTCATGGTCGTTACGCTCATCCTCCTGCCACTCGTAGCGGTTTACCTGCGCCCACTCGTTTGGATGGAACTGCACATCCTTCGGGGTGTTCTCCGCACTGCGGGCGATCAATTTGCCTGACCAGTCCACGGCATTAGCCACGTTGCCGAACACCTCGGAGAGCGATGCAAACGTTATCACGCTGTCACTCGCTACCTGCAGGGGGAAAGAGCCCGTATATGCTGCGAGGAACTTTACGAAGTCCACTGCCTTGATGTCGGGAAGGTTGCTCTCTATCGGGTAGTAGCCGTTGGCGGGCACCTGCCCCTCGATATTCGCAGGGCGCATATTGACCGCCACACCGCTGAGGAACGTTGTCGGTGGGTTGTCGTTGGCGGGCGTTGCCACGGGACTGGTGTTGCTGCCACCGAAATTGCTCTGCTGCCAGTAACGGGCGAAATACACCTTGTCATCGGTCTTTACGGGGAACACACCCTCACCAGTCAGCGTCACCGACACTATCCCTGACGGATAGTCCGAAGCCTTGATACTCGTCTGGCTGTTATACCGCAGCCCGCAATAATAATAGTCACGATCGTTCTCGCCATGCTCCACGATGATGGCGCAGTACACGCCACGCATCTTCCAGTTGCCTGCGCTGTCGGTAGTAAATCCGCTCATGTCATACTGCACATCCACGCTCATCGTGGCATGGATATCTACATCGCTCGTCACCTCCAACGGTGCGTTGTCCCCGCTGCCCTGACGGAATATCGCACTGTCTATGCTCACGTAACTGGCAGCGAACAGCCCCAATGTGCGCTCCGTCTTCGCCTTCTGCGGGAACGACACCACGGTAGTTGAGCGGTAGGTGTCTTCGTTCGCCTTGTTATCCACCAACGGGATGACGAGCGTGTCGATGACCGCCTGCGCTGCCTGCGACCAGTTGATCGTGACACCGCAATACGTCTGTATCAGCTGCAGCACGTAAAACACCTTCACGCTCGGATGCATGCAGGTTCCCCTGCGTCTGCCACGGAAACGCTCATCGGGTATCGTGGCGGGTAAGGTATCGCTGTTCGTCCACGGGTAGTCCTGAGCCGTGGTGTACCACATATCGAGGGCAGCGAAGAAATAGTCTGCCGCTTGCGCTGCCGTATAGGTGTCTGGCGTGTTGTTGCCCGTCCAAAGAACGGTGTTCACCTCCTCCGTCAGTGCGTTCAGCGACACGTCAGCCTTCAGGAGCCGTGCCACAGCGTCATACAACCCCCATACTATCGTGCAGCCT